GGAACGGTCTGCGTTGTCGGGAAGATGCGTGATCTGATCCTTCAACTCAGCAAAAGTTCGATTTATTCAACAAAGCCGTTGTATGTGACATCAATATTCCTGACAAGCGGCTTTGATTTATTTCCTGGCCGGTAGGAAAATAATTCATGCAATCTTTCTACTGATAACTGTGAATAGTCCATATCAATGCAACCTCGCTGCTGTGGTTTCTTCCGGTTCCTGTAACTGGATAATCATGTCGGCATCTTCGAACTGATACATGTAGGCTTCTGCGCCATTGCCTTCTATCTTTCCCTGAACATATCCGGCTACCCAGTTCATAATCATTCCTACAGAGTCAACGCCGTCACCTTCCATATCTTCGAGAAGGTCAGCGAGTCTGTCTGCGTAGTCATCGTCTAATGAAGTAATCATTGCCATATCCTCGATTGATACTGACTCCTACCCTTTGGCTCGCTGGCGTACTCTGGCAACAAAGCTCCGACTATCCACAGGCGTGGGTCAGCGCTAAGGTGCTTGGTTGTTTGTACGTTTCTGGAGTGGTAGAGAGTGATTAGTTGATTGGCTTCGTCGGTTGTCATTGGCGGGTGGTAGAAGTATGTTCGTCTTGCCACACATCCTCCTTTGTCTTAGGCAGTGGAAAGTCGCCTACAGGTGACCTTTCGCACCGTATGCACCATCGATTCCAGTAAGGCTGATCTGGGCGGAATCGCTTATCGTCTTTCCGCTCTCCGCATCGGTCACATCGGATCATGTCGATATACACCTCAGAAAAATGAATAGAGCTGATTCAGCACGTTCTGGTCTTTCGTCTTGCCAAACACATGCTTGATAGCTGCGTTAATCATGGCGCTGTAGCAGCGCTCGAATTCATCAGCTTCCATGCTGCCGTATGACAGGCTTTTAGCCTCAGCCCTAACCTCACCGCGAATGTTCGTCACCATGTCGTAGAAGCCAGCCAGTATCGTCAGGTCTTTTCTGAACCGGTTGAACTGAGTGGTTTCGTCGGCATGCTCAAGACCTGCCTTGTCAGCAGCCCAGTGCTGAAAGCAGAATTTGAAGAACGCGAACATTTTTCGATGGAATGCTGGATTGCGGGTTACCTTGAATTCGGCAGTGTACATCTCGCCGTTTTGAAACTTGGTAAGGCGGGGGAGGTCATGCTCAAACGCCGGAGCGAATACTCCCCCTGCGGTCTTGATCATCTCGATTTGCATAAGTTGGCCTCATACTCACCTCAGAATGTACATTGCAGAAACAATCCCAAGTGCCGCAACCTGATATTTGATAAACGTCCGCAAATTCCACTCTTCATCCCAGAGGATTGCGGCGACTGCTGAGCCAGCGCACATGCCAGCTGCTATGCCGGTTATTATTCCGCTCATACTCACTCCTTAACTTTGATTCCAGCGGCGCGGATGGCTTCAACCGCCTCAACTCGATATGCATTCCAAGCGTTACCTGCAAATGGTACGTTGCTTCCATCAACAGCAGGTGGCAACTTAATTTCTACAGCTGCGCGAGATGCCTTCCATGCCTCCCATTTATTTTCGGTTGCAAGGTGGCTGTATGCACCACTCTCACGCCTGTCTAGCATTACGCCCCTGTGCAAATCTGAATTTGTCGTGCTTGCAATCCACTCTTCGAAAGCTTTTCTTGATTCGTCCATATTCCTCTCCATCACCAAATAGTTTTGCTGGTTTTAAGTAAGCGCCAGACAGCTTTCCCGCGTGGGAATATCTTGTCGATATTCTTCTGCATGTTCTCTGCCATAACCTTGCGGTAGTCATTTCGATAGGGCTTGTTGCGGATAACCTTCGCCATCTTGTAGTGACGCCTGAATCGCTCTTTCGTCCATTCGTCGTAAAGAACGCCAATCGTTGTCATCATTCCTCTCCATCAGCGTGCTGGGGTGTTAACCCCGACCTTTTGTCCTGCTGCCCTGCCATCCTCTCCAGCACCAAAACAATGCATCAGAGCATGAATAGCCGTCATAAATATAATTGCCGCCTGTGTAATATCCGGTTTTATCATCTCCGTGGAATGCAGCCATGTTTAACGCTTCATTAGCCCATTCGTATTCACTAACCATCCATTCCTCAAAAAGCTCTCTGCTTGTCATGCCCTCACCTCTCTCAATCTCTGGTTGATAAATGCAGTTAACGGGTTAGCTGCGCCGAAGTTAAATACCGGCTTCTTGCTGTATACCCATGCGTTCTTGTGGCACCAGTCCCGATGTAGCTCACCGTTTTCATGAAGGTGCTTGAGCATCTTCGTAACCAGGCGCTTGTCGATTCCTGTTGCGGCGGATATCTCTACTGCCATTCCGGTTTCGTGCTCGTCCAGATAGCGCAGGACAGCCTCTGTGCGCTCATGATGCAGCGATGCCAGCCGGTAGTACTTCACGCTCTTACTGATGCGATCAACTTCAATCTGACCGTCTGCGATAAGGTCACGCAGTAGCTGGTTGATATGTGATTTCTGGCATTTGAGAAGCTTTGCGAATTGCGGCGCGGAGGTGGGAATGTTTGTTTCAAGGTGGTTGAGTATTTTGTCTAGTGTGTTCATTTCCAGCAGTTCTCTTTATCTCGTTCAGGCCATCGCAGCCAGACGATTTCATAAACGAAAGGAATAAACTTTTCGAAGAAGCTCTCCCACTGGCTGTCTGCATAGCCTGTGGCTTTTTCTACCAGCGCTTCGAGTGGATGTTTACGCTTTGGTGGTCGGCTAACCTCATAAATCCTTTCAAACTGAGTAATCAGTTCTTCCTCTTCCAGGCATTTATCCAATACCGCCATGAACCGAGGGTTCATTAGCATCTGTGCGATTGTTGGGTTTTCCATCATCCTCTCCAGTCTGATTTAGGGGCTTCTTTCGTGTTAGCGGCATATTGCTTTGCAGCTTCCTGCTGGTCAATATTCACAAAGTGGCCATTCTTCCATCCCATGTAGAACGTCTGAGGCTGGCCAGATCGGTATTTTCCGATGATGATCTCAGCGATTCCCTTCATGTTGCTGTTCTCGTCGTAAACCTCATCGCGGTACGGGAAGATGATTACGTCAGCGTCCTGCTCAATAGCGCCAGATTTAGCCAAATCACCCAATCCCGGGCGTTTTTCCTGACGGCCTTCTGGACCACGGTTAAGCTGTGCCAGCAGAATCACCGGAACCTTATTGCGAAGGCAGAACTGTTTGAGCTTTCTGGTGATGTCAGCGATGGCCTGATGCTCTGGAATGTTTGATGGCTTCTCGATTAGTCCGAGGTAGTCGATGGCGAGGAAACTCAGGCCGCCGTCCATGTTCATGCGCTCCGCATGAGCTATGCACTCATCGACGGTGAAGGAGCCGTCTATGACGTGGTTATCTTCATCCAGAAGTGTTCCCGTTGCCGCAGTAAGGCGTGTGTATTGCTCCTGTATCATGTTGAGAGGGTTTCGCAGCGTGCCTACCGATAATCCTGCGCGGTCAGCTACATGGCGCTCTACCACCTGCATATCCGACATTTCCATCGAGATAAGCAGCCCCTTCCCTTTCTGCCTCCCAATCGAGTTGGCGATATTGATGGCAAGTTCCGTTTTACCCATTCCCGGTCGACCAGCGATTACAATCAGGTCCGTTCTGTCTAGGCCTCCGTATGCATCGTCCATGGGCTGAATGCCAGTCTTGAGATACAGGCCCGACTCCTCGCCTTTCATCCTGTTTTCAAGAACTACCATGTAATCGTCCAGCAAGTCACCGATGCGGCGCGGTAGCTTGTCGTTGGTTTCGAACTGGAGTTTTGACAGGATCCCGCTTACTTCGGCGATGCGGTCATTCAGGTCATGAGTTCCAGCTCCCGCCAGAAGCTCAGCCGCTCGCTTAAGCTCAGCCTCGCCACGGCGTAACATCCAGCACTGTCGAACACGCTTAGCCCAACCTCGGATGTTTGCCGCCGATGAACACTTGCACGCCACCTCAACCACAAAGTCCTTTGTCGCGGATGGAACAGCGTCCTTAACGGTGAACATGTCTACCGGCTCAGCCTTGTTCAACAACGTCACTATCGCCTGGTACATGCTTTTCAGGTGGAAGTTCTCAAATGCTTCAGCAGGTAGCTTCCCGGCAATTTCGCGGCAGTCGATGTGATCCCCCTTGACCATCATCGAGCCAACCAGTTGGTGCTCAAAATCGTAACTCTCCATCAGTTTCCCGCTCCTAAAATCTCGTCAATCTTCTTCTGTGTCAGCGCGGTTTCAATCCCATAGACCTTTCCTTCTGGGTTGCCACCAAGCGCCCACTGGGTCGGCTGATAACCGTGCTCGATGTATCCGTTCAGGATGCTGTCGATATCACGTGGCTCTTTGCCAAGCTCTTTGCACTGCTTCAGGTAGGATGACCAGAGGCGATTTATTCCAGCCTCAGTGGTTTTGGTGATGCTCAGGATTGATGGCATTCCGAGGCGTTTAGCTTTGCAGTTCCATGTCTCTTTGAAGCGCTCACGGTCGAATGTCAGTACAGCTGAGCGCTTGTTGGTTTTCTTAGCACGGGGGTTAGTGCCTTTCTGACGGGGTGTTAATTTTTCATCGCCAGACAAGCCCACTTCGTGGGTTTGGGTAATGTTTTTATATTCTTGTTCTAATAACTTCTTACTCTGTTCTACCTCGTTAGTTACCTGCTTTGTTACCTCAACAACCTCCGAGGCCGCGTGGTTGCTGGGTTTGTTTGTTACCTCTTTAGCGACCTGCTTTGTTACCTCAAAATCGGCCTGATAATCTGTGTAATTTATGACAGAAATCACGGTTCCATGACGGTTTCCAGCGAAGGTGATCATCTTCTCTTTTGCGAAGAATTCGAGCATGTCGCGAACTTGCTTGGCAGACTTCTCATTCCCTTGAGAGTCTTTAAGTTTCCTCGCCAGGTAGGAGATTTTCGTCACAAGCTGCCCAGGCTGTAAGTCCCATTTCACTCCGTCAAATTCAACGCTACGTGGCTTGTACTGAGCAAGACCGATAATCCTTACCCACAATGCAAACTTGGCTGTATCAGTCGCCCAATCCTTTGACAGAAGACTCCTGAACAGAGCAAAGTGACCCTGTTTTTGGTTTTCCATCCGGGAACTCCTGCGCTCGTGTGCGGCGCTGAAATCGTAAACAATTGCAGTGCTTTCCATGGCTATCGACCCTCACGGAATACTTTCAGGATCTCGTTGAACTGCTCTACAGAGAAGTCTTGCTTGAGAAGCCTTTCGAGGAAGGAATTAGGAATGAACGTATATCCGTCTTCAACTGGCAAATCCTTCAGGAGAGCCTTAGCTTCAGACTTCATCAGCTCAAACTTAGCTACGCTGGAAAACATCATTGCGGTGTTTGGTTCAATGGATTGAAGGAAGCGAGAACGCTTAACTTCTTTGTGCAATTCGGTATTTTTTCGCATATAATTACTCCTGTTGAATGTGTTGTTGACGTAACACAGTGACTCAAAAATCCAATGTGATTTGCTCTAAACGCTCAGTTACCGCTGGGCGTTTTTTGCTTTCTGGCATCACAGCTGCAATAGCCTGTCTTGCCACTTCACGAATCAGGCTTGTCTCCCAGACTTTCTCCAGAAGAACGAACGTCACCGCCATATCGTGGATGTTTAATCGACTTACCTTTGAATCAGCCCATCCTGCCATCTTTGCGAAATTTGTCTGACCCATTGATACGAGTCGGGCACGAAGCTCTGTTTCCACTTCGCGTACCTTTTTGCTGTGATTTGCTAGTTCCATTTGTAATACTTCCTTTAGTTAATAAGTGTTTACGCATCGATTGATGCGTTGGTTTATCCCCGCATTTCGGCGGGAATGAGGCCAGAGCTGTTAAAGAGCGTCGCTGCTTAAGCAGCCATATAGCGATGCGGGTAGAGAATCTGCATCTCGGAGATCTTCCCTTCGAAGAATTTCGAGAGCTTTTCAGCCGTTTCTAAAGAGGTTACTTGCTTACCTCGCTCAATCCGGCTCAGGTTCCCAACGTCAATCTCTGTCAGCTTCGAAACTTCAGCGATTGTCAGGCCTTTCTCCACACGCATTTTTCTTAATGGTGTACACATAATGCACCTCCTTAATGCGTTATACGCATAATAATGCATACGCAGATTTTGCGCAAGGCGCTTTGCGGAGAGCGCATAAATGTTTTCTAATGATGATATGAAAGTAGGTGAAAAGATTAGGCTTCTACGGAAGCAACAAAAATACACATTGAACGAGCTGGCGTTGCTTGTAGATAGCGACGTAGGCAACCTGTCACGTCTTGAGCGCGGCGTTCAGGGCTATAGTGATCAGCTTCTAAGAAAGATTGCTAAAGCCCTTGATGTTCCTGTGGCTGAACTATTCTCTTCCGATGAGCCAGAAAATACTGTAAATTCATACAGTGTTAATTCCATCAATCATCGGGAGGATAAGGATGTGTATAGAGTTGATGTTCTTAACGTTTCTGCCAGTGCAGGTGATGGTGCGCCATCTAAAGACCTTGTTGAAGTGGTTAGATCAATCGAGTACGACATTGACCAAGCTAAATCTATCTTTGGAAACATCCCGCAGCGTTCCGTTAAGCTGATTAACGTTCGTGGCGATAGCATGCAGGGAACCATTGAGCCTGGTGATCTCATTTTTGTTGATATCAGGGTTAACTATTTCGATGGTGACGGTATCTACGTGTTCGATTTCAATGGCGATACATTTGTTAAACGTCTGCAGAAGGTTAAGAACGACCTCTTTGTCATATCCGACAACCCAAAATACCGGGAATGGTCGATCAACCAGGAAGAAGCTGCAATGCTTCACGTGTCTGGCCGCGTAATGCTGAGCCAATCACAGCAATTCAGACGACACGGCTAATCCCACCATAACCAAACAACCCGCTTATGCGGGTTTTTTTGTGCCCTCTGCAAATCCATCCCAAATTTTTATTCCTTTTTGAATCATACGCATAAGTAATTTTTAGCTTATTTGCTTCCATTTGTGATAAATATGCGCTTGACGCATTTGCGCATAACGCATACATTTACTCCATCAGCAGGAAGCACTACTCACCAGGACGGTGAATCGCTCTTTAACATTGATGGGATTGTCCCGCCGAAATGCGGGAACCAAAGAGTAGTTGGCTTTGGGATTGGATGGATGCGAAGGCTGATTCGCGCTGAAGTCGACAGGTGTTGCAGGCGTCTTGCGGGCGTAACTGTTTCATGCCGGAGATCAGCACCGGTAATCCAATCACCAAAGCCAATCATCGGAGGTCAACATGATAATAGTTACTTACCTGGCTGATGATAACGCCAGAAATCGCCGCAGAGCGCGCAGACAAGCTCAACGTGAACAGGCAATGCAGGACGCTTCTCTTGCACGCCGGGTAGCAAATAGCACATGCAGTACACGCGTCACCAAAGCCATTTCGCTTGCCGGAACGCGTCAGAAGGAAGTTGAAGGTGGCGCAGTGTGTCTGCCAGAAGTGGCGATTTTCGCAGCTGGTCATCGTACAAGTAAACAGGTTACAGCGAGGTGAGTGATGAATCAGACATACATTCCATCATGCCTACGAAATCAGCCTAAGCAGAAAGCAAAGCCCCGCAAACAAGCCATTAAAGAGGCGAAGGCTGAGGTTATTGACAAGGCCATTAGCTTGCTCATGGAAGAGTTAAGAAGTGAAAAGCTCAACGGAATGATGATGCCTTATCAGCGCGGATATCTTTCGGCTATTAGTAAGCTGGAAGTATTGAAGAGTGAATTATGAACTATCTGGAATTTCCGGATAGTTGAATCTTTTGGCAGCAAGCCACAGAGGTGAATATGGAATTAACACAGGAACAAGCAACAGAAGTTATCAAGCTTATCGAACAAGCGTTTCTGGATGGGTTTGATGATGAGATTTTGGTTGAGCTGCATGAGCAGTTAACCGGATTCGTCAGCAAGGCTCTGGGGGATGAGTGATGCTCAAGAAAACAAAACGCCTGCTTTACCGCGAGGGAAAATATTCATGCCGCCTTCCACAAGGAGACACCTCTAAGTGGTCAGTAGACCAGTGGTGCGAGTGGATTGATGAGCACGGCACGTGGTGGAAGTAGCAGCTGATAGCTAATTCTCTGAGTTAGCTATTGGGTGTAATACCGCACCGTACTATCGGAGACGATTCGATAGTGTCTGATTAATGGAAATCCCTCGTTATGTCTTTGCCGCCAGCAGTCAGGGCGGCATTCTTTTTGCCTGGAGGAAATATGAGTAACGCATTACAAATAAGCATTATTAAAACCGACGCTGGTAAATGCTTCATAACAGATTGCTCCGCCAAGGATGGTTATCATTATAACTACCATCAATCAAGAATAGCCGATCTGTACTTTGACGGTGAAAAGGCCAGCAAGACGTTTCATAAAAACTGGCTTGAGTTGAAAGGTTATCCAGAGAAGATTGAGCGGTTGATTTCTGGCGAGAAAACCAATCTCCGCTACGAGCTTAAAGACCCTGATCTTGAGAGCGTGAAGTATCCTCTAACTCTTGCATATGACGATAGAGATTCAATCGATGAAGAAATCAGGTCATCACTCTACTCATTCAGTTTCGATGTTGTTCCGGACTACCTTGTAAAGGTTGATGCGGATTTAGTGCTTATGTGTGAAGTAGAAAACTTCCGTGAAGCACCAGACTTCAACTACCCAGCAGTTAAGCGCGTACAGTTTAGTGAAGAGCCATACAGAATAACCAACATCAACATTGCGCACTCTCTCGTGGATTGCCTGATAATTCCTGAGCCGCTTAGAGCCAGTAGCCCGTGCGAAATTTCATCAAAGGAAATGTATGACCTTGTCCGGCAGCATATTAAGGACAACATCAAAACATCACTAGCTCGCATTACAAGTGATTATGACTTCTGCTTTACGGTGAAGAAAATCATTCCTCTGCTTGAGCCTCATACATATTCATATCAGGACATTTTTGCCAGAACCAAAAAGCAACGAGCAAAGCTTCACTTCAAAACTGCGACATCTAAAGAAATTGAGATTTTCCAGATGACGCATGAGCAAAGCAATTACAAAGGTTACACGGCCATCAAAGGATTCAAGGCCAGCAATGAATGGGAGCTTAAGGAGATGATTGATAATTTCCTTGCGACGCTCATGGATACCATTCACGCACCAATAGAGCAATGCTCATGCTGTGGCGGTACAGGCTACATGCAAGACATCAAATAGCCGCCTTAGTGCGGCTTTTTCATACCCGCATATCAACAGAGATTCACGAGTCTCTATCGCTATGCAATCACACACAACATAAGGAATCCCACGATGACATTTGCTATCGCGGGCGGTGCCGTCGTGTCCGCCTATTACCCAACCGAATCCGAATTATCCAAACGTGTTCGCCGTCTTATTCGTGCTGCCCGTAAGCACCTGGAGGGTTTATGTCACCAGTTATAAATCACAGCCTGCTCAAGGCAGCGCAGAGCAAAGCGGTTATCGCTCGCTATCTCGGGAACGCTCAGATGTGGCTGCAGGCCAATGAGCAGATGAAGTCAGCCGTAGGAATGCCGTGGTACCGCAAATCATGAGCATAAGAGATATGTCAGACGAGCAGTTTTACCACCTGATGAAAGATTTAATTGGCAGCGAAGGAGGTCTCCATGCAGCCGACAACAACAGTGAAAGAGAGCCAACTACAGCGCCGCATGACAACGACACAGGCTCTGTGGTGGCGTCACAATGGTGACAGAGAGCGCATGCGGATGTATCTCAACCTGTCGCGCTTAGAAGTGCTTAACCAACGTTATTTCCTGGGCGGATGCCCGTTCTGAGGTGCTTATGGATTTGGAAAAATTAGATGAGCCATTTGCCAGCAATGATATTGAGTGGCGCATCCAGCAGGCCGGTAAAAACAATAGCGGAATCTGGGCAAAGGTTCTGGCTTATGTAACCAACCGGGCAATCATGAAGCGACTTGATGAAGTTTGCGGAAAGTCTGGATGGCGTAACGAATATCGCGACATTCCTAATGGTGGCGGTGTTGAGTGCGGTATTTCCATCAAGGTTGATGGTGAGTGGATCACCAAATGGGATGCAGCAGAAAATACGCAGGTTGAGGCGGTAAAAGGCGGTCGTTCTGGAGCAATGAAGCGCGCAGCTGTTCAATGGGGCATTGGAAGATACCTGTATGACCTTACTGAAGGTTTTGCAACAGTGTCAGCGGAACGGCAAAGAGGTTTCAATTACGCCAAAACAAAAGAGCTTGGCGTCTTTTACTGGTCTCCCCCTCAACTTCCTGCGTGGGCTCTTCCGGCAGGAAATCAAGAACACCATTTACCCGCTGATACAAGCAGCGAAAACGTTGAGGGAACCAGCGCCGACGCCATTGATGTCGACAAGGTGTTGGCTGACTTTTGCGCATATGCACTAACGGAAACGGTGAAGAAAAAGCTGATTGAACGATATCAGTCAGACTGGCAGCTAATGAATGGACATCCTGAGCATCAGGAGAAATGCGTACAGGCAATGAACACTCGTATTAGTGAACTTAAAAAGGCGGCATAAATGGCTAGTAGAGGCGTTAACAAGGTAATCATCGTAGGTCGATTAGGTCAGGATCCGGAAGTGCGCTATGCGCCTTCTGGTGCTGCATTTACCAACATGACCGTAGCTACATCGGAACAGTGGCGAGACAAGCAGACTGGCGAGCAGAAAGAACACACTGAATGGCACCGTGTGGTACTTAGTGGAAAACTGGCTGAAATAGCCGGTGAATACCTTCGGAAGGGCTCTGAGGTGTATCTGGAAGGGAAGCTGCGCACTCGTAAATGGACAGATCAATCAGGCGCAGAGAAATACACTACAGAGGTTCTGGTTGGCGTGGGTGGAACACTGCAAATGCTTGGAGGAAAGCGCGAAGCGGATAGCCAGCCAAAGCAGCAAAATAGCCAGCCTCAGCAACCTAAGCAGGCTAGCGAACCACCAATGGACTTCGACGACGATATTCCGTTTGCTCCTGTAACCCTTCCCTTCCCTCGCCACGCTATTCACGCAATTTAAGGATGAAAATGAACCACTTAATGATTGACCTCGAAACGATGGGGAGCGGACCATACGCGCCTATCATCTCCATTGGCGCTGTATTCTTCGACCCGAACACTGGCGCAACAGGCGATGACTTCCAGGTGAATGTATCGCTTGAGTCATCAATGATGTTTCGTGCCCGGCCTGACGCCTCAACAATCCTGTGGTGGATGGAGCAAGGCGAGGATGCGCGAAAGGCGTTAACCAATGACACCGAAGAGCTTTCCACCGCTCTGTGTTGGCTATCTGAATTCATCGCCAAACACGCCAAGCCGAGATTCGTTCAGGTATGGGGCAACGGTGCATCGTTCGACTGCGTCATTCTCCGTAACAGCTATGCACTGATCGGGCTGGAAGCGCCGTGGCAATGGTGGAATGACCGAGATGTCCGCACAGTAGTTGAGATGGGTAAAGCGATCGGCTTCGACCCTAAGCGCGATATGCCATTTGAAGGCACCCGCCACAGTGCGCTGGATGATGCTATTCATCAGGCCAAGTATGTCTCTGCTATCTGGCAGAAGTTAATCAAATAACCCCCGCTAAGGAATACCAAATGTCACAACCTCCTCAAGGGGCGGGATACTTTCGTGCACCCAAAAAATTGGAAACAAAGGAGCAAGTCATCGCTCGGGTCTGCGCTTACCTTGAGGAGAGCCTGGGTAAGAAGCGGGTTGAGAACCGAACGCCAGAAGAGATTCAGCAGGCGGAGGATGATTACTGGACCGAGAAGCTCCTGCGTCGCTACGAGGCCAAGCTATGGAACGACAACTTCATGGCCTCTTTCCAGCCTCAATACGAAGCCTGTGGACCGAAACTCCCCTCACGCACTCGCTATGGGCAAATTGATTATTTCGGCCGCGGCGGCGCGGTAAGGAGTGAATGATGACTCACGCTCACGACGACATCAGGGTTGGCACACTGTGCCTTCCCTTCATTGGTAACGGCTGGCTAATGCCATGTGGTGAAGTGGTCAGCAATCCATTAAAGGCGCAGCGACTCGCTGAGGAATATCGGGAAAGGCAGGAGGCGGCATGACAACGAAATACTCACTTCTGTATGTCGATCCTCCCTGGTCTTACGGCAACACCATCAGCAACGGCGCCGCTGCCGACCACTACTCCACCATGAAGCTCATCGACATCAAACGCCTGCCAGTCTGGGAGCTTGCTGCCGAAAACTCGGTGCTGGCGATGTGGTACACCGGCACGCATAACCAGGAGGCTATCGAACTTGCCGAGGCTTGGGGCTTCACCGTTCGCACGATGAAGGGCTTTACCTGGGTGAAGCTGAATCAGAACGCCGAGCTGCGCATCAACAAGGCGCTGGCTGAGGGTGAAGTCACCGACTTTTACGACTTCCTCGATCTGCTTAATGCCGAGACGCGCATGAACGGTGGCAACCACACCCGGGCCAATACCGAAGACTTGCTTATTGCTACCCGCGGAGCCGGGCTGGAGCGTAAGCACGCCGGGATTAAGCAAGTAGTATACGGCCCGCTCGGAGCTCACAGCGAAAAGCCGTGGGAAGTTCGCCATCGGTTGGAACTGCTTTACGGTGATGTGCCGCGCATTGAGCTTTTTAGCCGCAGCGCAGCGCCAGGATGGGATGCTTGGGGGAATGAAGTTGATGGCGATGTGAAGCTTGTTCCTGGGAGATATGAAAATGCCGAGTAGAAACTGCCCTGAATTAACTGCCGAAATGGTTAGAGAGCTTCTGGAATATGACCCCACAACAGGGCTGCTGACCTGGAAGACTTGTCGCAAAAAAGTCCAGAAAGGTAGTGTTGCTGGCTCGGTTTGTGGGAACGGTAGAAAGCTTTACGTCAAAGTTAGGATTGGCCGCCTCTATCGCGCGCATCGTCTCATTTGGCTGATAGTGACAGGTGAATGGCCAAAGTATCACATCGATCATGTTGATAATGACGGAACGAACAACCGATGGTCCAATTTGCGTTTGGCTACGCTAAATCAGAACCAGCACAACCGAGAGTTAAGCAGAGCGAATTTAACGGGATATAAAGGCGTCTCTCGGGCTAATAACTTATCAAAACCATACCGTGCAAATATCACAATAGGCCGTGAGCGCCGCCACCTTGGCTACTACCGTTCGGCTGAAGAGGCTGCTCATGCTTACGACGAATCTGCTCGCGAGCTATTCGGCGAATATGCGCGACTTAACTTTCCGCATGAAAACGAGTTAGCCGCCAGAAAATTGCTGCCCGGCTGCGCCATCGACGTCGTGAAAACGGAGGCCGCATGACAGCACAAATCACCGGGTCGCTAATGCGGCCCCTCCATTTGCTGGCGTTTGCCGTCAGCCGCATCAATGAACAGTTCAGGGAGCACTGATTATGTCGAAAGTACTTAAAGGTGAGCGCTTCCAAGTTGGCGAGATCTGGCAGTCGCCGCGGGGCTTCCTCTACAAAGTTGTCGATGTTGCCGGGAAAGAGGCAGTACTTCGCATGGGGACGCATGGCCTTGGGCGCAAAACAAAGCGATGGGTTGACGCCATCAGTGGTTGGTCGCTGTATGTGGAGGAGGAGTGATGGATTACAGCAAGCTGAGTGATGGGGAAATCAGCGTCAGGCTGGCCTATTTCCTTAAGCCAAAATACAGCGCCACCATTCACCCGCATGAAAGTACCGGCGCCAATTTGTCGTGGAATTGGTTTAACATGGTGCAGAACACTGGTTATTTCCCGCTGCGTCGTGCCGAAGAGCTATTCCCGGCAATGAAGAAGCACCGGATCGGCCTCACCCCATCAGGTAAGACCGTCTGGCAGGCATCCCACGAATCGGGCATCAGCGCCACTCACCGGAACCCACTTCGCGCCGCGGCAATCGTCTATCTCCTTTTGCAGGAGTCAGCCAATGTTCAAGCTAATTCAGCGCGGCCAGATATTCGCTGACCAGCATAACTGGCCCGTCATTATCCACAGCAGCACATCAGAAGTTGTCCGCTACTGGCGACAGGGCCGGATCAACACCGCTTCAATCGACAGATTCAACAATGATTTTGAGCACCTCGATCACCGTGAGGCGGCACAGATACGCGCCGAACTGGAGACGAGCGAGCACATTAAATCGCTCCGCGCCCAGCGTGCGGCATGAGGAGAGATTATGTCAGCATTCGATGAAATTATGAACGCACTCGCCTTCTACTTCGGCGATGGAGAAGGCCTAAACCCAAGCGAGGAAAGCATCCGTGAAATTATCAGCCAGGAGCATGACCCAATTGAGACGATTGCTAAAGCGTTAGACGATTACCGCGCATCGAAGCCATGACACAACTGATAGCCAGTTATGAGCTGGCTATTGGGTGCGAAAGCACCGCCTCACATCCCTTGATGTTATTGCCGCCTACGGGCGGCTTCTTTTTGCCTGGAGAAAACCATGAGCGAAATTATTCAGTTGGTACCGAATAAATGGGTCACAGAGGAACTTTTAACTGCGACAACCGGCATGTCAAAGCACATGATTCAGCATGCCCGCCGGTCTACCTGGATGGAGGGAAAGCATTATCGCCATGTTGCCCCTGATATGGCACCTAAGCAAAACAGCCCAATCATGTATAACCGCGATGAGATAAACCACTGGATCGAGCACCAAAGCCCAGCGAAACGCCGGAGAATATCTGCTTAAATGTCCTTTGGCACATCAAACGAGGAATGATTATGGCAGCATACCCAACAGGCGTAGAGGTTCATGGCGAATCGTTACGCATATGGTTCATATATCAGGGGAAGCGTGTCAGGGAAAATCTCGGCGTTCCTGACACGCCAAAAAACAGGAAAATGGCAGGCGAACTTCGGGCTTCAGTCTGCTTTGCGATAAAGACAGGCACATTCAATTATGCCTCGCAATTCCCTGATTCATCGAACGCAGAGAAATTCAGCACTGTCAGAAAGCAAATCTCACTACTTGAACTGAAATCGAAATGGCTTGGGCTTAAAGAGATGGAGCTTAGCCTCGGGACGTTGAGGCGTTACGATTGCCACCTCACAACCACTATCGAAACAATTGGTGAGCACAGGTATATCGGCAGCCTGAACACTGAAGATATCCTTAGTGCCAGGAAGGAGCTACTGAACGGCTGGCAGAAGACCAGACATGGCCTAAATCATCCCCCCAAAAAGGGAAGAAGCGTTCCTACAGTCAATAGCTATATGGCATGCCTTGGCGGGATGCTGGGCTTTGCTTTCAAAAGTGGCTACCTGAAAACCGATCTGATGGCAGGTATTACCCCTCTCGCAAAAGAAAGACCCATTCCAGATCCTCTTACTTCTGATGAGTATCAGAGAGTGGTTGCGGCCTGCCCAACGCTCCAGTTTCAGAATATGGTTATCTTTGCGGTAAATACAGGCGTCAGGCATGGCGAACTAAGCGCGTTATCCTGGGAGGATGTGGATACTGTCAACTGGACTGTTACAGTGTCACGGAACTATTCCCTGAAGGGAAACTTCACCCTGCCAAAAACCAACGCCGGGATTCGAACAATACAGCTGACCCAGCCAGCAATTGATGCCCTCAAGGCGCAAATGCCACTGACCAGAATGATGGCATCCCACAAGGTAAGCGTCAGCCTACGGGAATACAAAAAAAAGAGAACCGATGAATGCACCTTTATATTCTCGCCGTCCATTACTTCAATGAACGGTAAGAAGACGATGTGCTACGTCCCAGGATCCATTAATTCAGCCTGGCGCACTGCCCTGCGTCGTGCAGGCGTCCGACAAAGACGGTCTTATGAAACCAGGAACACATATGCGTGCTGGGCACTGGTCGCCGGAGCGAACCCAAATTTCGTTGCGCACCAGATGGGCCATTCGTCAGCGCAAATGCTATTCACGGTTTACGGTAAATGGATGACCGAGAATAACCATGACCAGGTGGGCATTTTGAACGCATCATTTACTCAAAATGCCCCACAGATGCCCCATAGAAAAACCGCATAACCTTAACTATCTGATTTAACATATTAATATCACTTCAATCATGATTCATCTGGATGAGTAAAGTCGGCTCCTTTGCCTTCAGTTTCCTGCCCGTGATGTTCTGTATTGCTATCCCGCTGGGCCTGGCCCGCGAGAATAAAGGCGTCGCGGCGTTTGCCGGATTTGTCGGTTACGCGGTGATGAACCTGGCGGTTAACTTCTGGCTGACCGCGAAAGGCATACTGCCGACCACCGACGCTGCCGTGCTGAAGGCCAACAACATTCAGAGCGTGATTGGCATCCAGTCTATTGATACCGGGATCCTCGGGGCGGTGATCGCCGGGGTCATTATCTGGATGCTGCACGAGCGCTTCCACAATATCCGCCTGCCGGATGCCCTGGCCTTCTTCGGCGGCACCCGCTTTGTCCCAATCGTGACCCTGGTGGTAATGGGACTGTTTGGTCTGATTATTCCGCTGATTTGGCCAGTCTTCGCTATGGGCATCAACGGCATTGGCCGCATCATTAATGGCGCGGGAGATTTTGGTCCGATGATTTTCGGCACCGGCGAGCGTCTGCTGCTGCCGTTTGGCCTGCAGCATATCCTGGTGGCCCTGATTCGCTTCACCGAAGCGGGCGGCACCATGGAGGTGTGCGGTCACGACGTGAGCGGCGCGCTGACTATCTTCCAGGCGCAGCTGAGCTGCCCGACGACACACGGCTTCTCCGAAAGCGCAACCCGCTTCCTGTCTCAGGGTAAAATGCCTGCCTTCCTCGGCGGCCTGCCGGGTGCTGCGCTGGCAATGTACCACTGCGCGCGCCCGGAAAACCGTCATAAAATTAAAGGCCTGCTGATTTCCGGCGTGATCGCCTGCGTCGTGGGCGGTACCACCGAGCCTATCGAGTTCCTGTTCCTGTTCGTCGCACCGGTGCTGTACCTCATCCATGCGGTGCTGACCGGTCTGGGTTTCACCGTGATGGCGGTGCTGGGCGTTACCATAGGCAACACTAAAGTAAAATACACCTCATTAAGAATTGAGGCGTAAAAACAGCTATACCTGTCGCCCCAATGGATTACCAAGGAGGTGATGACCAATGTCTGCACATGTTACAATCTTAAGAAATACAGTACTTCCAGTGAAATTCAATACCATGAATCGTCCACGCTTATATTCATATATCCGTTACTCCAGCGAACGACAAGGTAAAGGTAGTTCGATTGAGCGTCAGAAGAGCTACATTGCTGAAATGGCAAAACAGATTGCTACCGAGTACGATCTGGAGATTTTCGAGGAATACCAAGATTTAGGGGTATCCGCGTACAAGGGTAAAAACGTTCAGGAAGGAGCTTTATCGGATTTCATAGACCAAGTTGAATCCGGTTTGATCCCAAAGGGGTCTTTCCTCTTGATTGAATCCCTTGATCGCTTCTCACGCCAGAACGCCATGCAAGCGGTTAACCTTTTCACCAGCTTATTACTTAATGGCATCACGGTAATTACCGGGATTGATAAACAGGTTTACAGACAGACTGAAGTAAACACCGAGACATTGCAGCAACTGATGTTTAGCGTGATGTTGTTCAGCCGTGCAAACGAAGAAAGTTCAACCAAATCACACCGCACCATTGCAAGTGCTCTGTCCAAGATCAGACGTCACCAGGAACGGAAACCAGGTGATCCTGTAGTCGCAATTAAAGAGTTAGGCTCGGATAAATGGTGGACAGATTCAAGTACTGGATATGTCAATCCGCATCCAGTCCTGTTCCCCATAGCAAAAAAAATTATCCAGTTAAAACAAGACGGTTGGTCAAATCGGATGATCCTTCAACATCTGAAAAACAACTACGATGGACCGGTTATTGGCAACAAAAAATCAAAAGGTATATGGAATATGCAGCATTGTTCCAGAATCCTTGAACCTGCCATTTATGGACGAAAAGTAATCACTGTAAACAATGCAGAATACGTTCTGGATGATTATTACCCTGCGATCATCAGCAAAGATGAATATGAAGCGTTAAAGCTCCAAGTTGGAAACAAAGGATTTGCCCCGAATCGCGAGAGTAATCCAGAAATACCATTACTTTCCGGTATTGGTATTTTGCACTGTGCGCACTGCTCATGTTACATGGTTAAGGCTAAATCAACCCTTAAAAACCATCCACATGCTTACCGTTACCAATGTGCATCCAGAGATTTACATCAAGATTGTAATAAGTGGGGATTCAGGGCAAGCACCCTTGAAAGGACGATTTTACAACTAATAGCCGATAGAATATTCTTACAGACGAAATATCAACCATCTGGTTTAGAAGGGAAAATAGCGGACATACAATCGCAAATTGAGAACTATGTATTGGCTATAGGTTCAGCTAAAAGCCCTGAGATCATTAATAGCCTCACTTCGCAAATTGATCAACTAGAACAAGAAAAACAAAGTCTGATAGTGGAAAAAAGACTATACGATGAATCAATCGTGCAAATGAACACAGAAGGTTGGGACAAGTTCAGGAAGTTTGACATTGATGACGCACTTAACCCTTTACGCACAAAAATAAGAGCAAACATTAAGACCGTTATTATGCGCGTAGATTGCTCCAGAATAGATAAGAAACACAACTTGTTTACCATCACATACCGCGATCAGCATAAACAGCGTATCGTTATCGAAAACAACTCAGGCTGGAAGAAGGGTAAGATTTATGTTGAAGCGCAGACTATCAACGATATTCAAATTCTTGAATCTGAAGGTTTGATACTGCATGACCATATTGACATATTGATCAACCGAGACAAGTTCATGACGGAAGCGAAAAAACGACTAGATCATCCCCGAACACTGATCGATGAACTGACGGAATAAAGGTAAGTGTTAGTGCCATTGTAAAATTGCCCCACAGAAATGTTAGCGTAATCCATCGCTATATAGCCATGAATCGCTCTGTATCTTGTCAGAGCGATTAAAGCAGACTTCAGGCATCGTTCAATATAAAACCCCCGTAAAACTTGATACAGAGCGTTGTAGAGCAAGGGTTCAAAATTACATCGTATTCATTCTGTCTACGAACTGTACTTATTGCACCGCTCCTTATCGAAACACCTCTATGGTTGCCGGAAACCCCGCACAAAGTAGATTGTTATGTCTTTCAATCGCAGTATTCAAGACTAACCGCTGCCCGCCGCCCGACGTTAACACCAAGCATATGAACCATTTTAAAACCCTTTAAAAACAATACCCTTCGCATCTTCCCCCTCTTCTCCCCATGTTAATCGATCGTTTTTACAGATCAATTATACGATATTGATAGATTTCATAGATCAATGTAAGATCATGATTCTTCGGTTAGTGTTTCTCGTAAACAAGACTCACGGAATGAATACTCTGTCCACGATGGAGTGCGAAAGAAAGAAGGTATCCAGAATGACAATTCTTATTAAAACGTTAAAAATCATGGCGTCAGGTGTTGTTTTCGTTTCAGGTTTAACCACCGCCTCCAGTACCGTGTATTTCTTGCCAGAGGCAAAATCAATGGGTGTCGCCAGCAGCGACAAAAACGCACTGATGTTTCTCGGGATGGACAGGGATGTAAATCTGAAGGGAATATGCTTCGCGATGACAAAGCAATCATCATCAATCGTTCCGCTGGTAGATATCACTGCTACAACTGATAACGGCAGATTCACGATGCACGGGTTACGCCCTAATGTCAGTGATTCTAAAGAAGTCGCTTGTTCCTTCGGGTCCGAAGCTGGTGATTTCTTGACTGCCATTTCGAAGTCAACAACCGTTAACGTGAAGCTGGACTTCAATGGCGAGATCCGCAATTACAGTTTCGACACTACAGAGTTCGGAAAGGTATTGACTGCGAATGGGCAAGCCGTGGGGGAAAAAGCAGCTAAAGACTACGCTCAGGGAGTACGTGCACCCGTTTTCTATAGCAGCGGTAGCGAAGCTCCCAAAAACAATGCAGTAACCTCAAACGTCGATACACACAGTTATAAAGCAAGCGATGAGAAACTTAATTCGGTCTGGAAAAGCCTTAGCTCTGAAACCCGAAAACGATTGCTTCCTTCTCAAAGAGAATGGATAAAGCACAAATCCGGCTGCAATAATGAACAGAAATGTCTTACCGACATGACGAACAATCGCATTCGTGAACTGGAGTCTGAATATGGAAAATAATGCACTGACTTTGGTTTTAAAAAACGATTGGGTAGCATCGTCTTCTGGTAATACCTATACCGGAAAATACACAGTTGGACGGTTTCACCTGACAGATGCGTTCATCGTTGTGTATATGAAGCTGATACATGGAATTGAAATACCCGATTTATGGGTCAGTAGCAGTTTCACTAACATACCAGATACCGATACCCGTAGGGTTATGTATATGGAAGGCTGTGATATGTTATCGAAAGATACAATGAACGAAATCCGTAATGCAGTGAAGTCCCCGCCTGACAAGCTGAAAATATATCGTAATGGAGAGCGTATTGTTAAGATAGAAGTTATGGAAGAACGAAATGAAATCACCCTATGAACGTTATATTAAAATAGCAGTCATAACCGTCGCAATAGCCTACGGCATCAATCTCCTTTACGGGCTGACGCCCCCCCCCATATCAGCCTAAAACCCCCGAAGTGAAGGCCAAGGTAAATGCTGATACCGTAACTCAGCAACAACCTGAGCAACCATCCAAACCATCGATAATCGATATACTTCCGCGAATGTATACAACAGGGGAAGTTTATGCGCGGTTTGAACAACATGAATTCAGGGCAACAAATGACTTCAAAAAATGTCAGTTAATGGTAACAGGAAAAATAACTGGTATCGGTACTGTTACTTTCAGAAAAAATCCTGTAGTAACATTGGGTATTCCCGGTTCAGATGAAGGCCTGAAGTTCATATTTGAAGATACGAATTACAATAACGATAAAGTTGCTGCATTGAATATTGGGGATCTGATTATAATCGCCGGGAAGAATGCACGACCTGGAACCTTTGGTGGTATCTTTCTTGATGACTCGAAGATAATGACTGATATGATTTCAAAGAAGAAACGACAAATTTTGGTTGTCAATGGTGGCGTTTACGACCGGGAAATTTGCCAGAAGTAGCGTTGTCCTTGCCCTTGAAATGGAGGGGGAGAATCCCCTCCATCACCACTTCAACAGGTATTGGCGCAAGCAGGAATCGAGTTTGAAGGGAGCTGCATTGCAAATTGTTTTGCGAAGCATCGCCAGTAAGATGGTACACGAATTGTGCTTCATAACATTAAAGCAGGGCCTGCCCTGCAAAATGACCAATCCCCATAGACAAAAGCATAGCCATGGTACTCCAGAACGTAATTCTTATGATCGCCCTGACAGGAGAGGCTTTACTCAAAACCGAAGATATATAGCCAAGGACCGCCAGTGAAAAAAGGGTGGAAAGGATTATCAACAAAAAAGCCAGTTTCAGAGGGGAGAGCCATGCCACGATTAAGGGTAACACCGCACCAGCGGAAAAACTCAGGGCAGAAAAGACAGCTGCCTGTAGGGGCTGTGCAGAATTTATATCCGTCAACCCCAGTTCTTCACGGGCATGAGCATCCAGGGCATCTTTGACCATAAGTTGCTCCGCAACCTGCCGGGCAAGCTCTGGCTCCAGTCCACGTTGCATATAAAGTGAAGTCAGTTCCCGCACCTCTCCCTGATAATCAGTTTCCAGCTCCCTTTTTTCCTGGGCAAGTGCTGCGTTTTCGGTATCCGCCTGAGATGAGACGGAAACATATTCCCCTGTAGCCATTGACATAGCTCCGGCAACCAGTCCTGCAACACCTGCAAGTAAAACACCGGAAGGACTGCTATTTGCAGATGCAACCCCAAGAACAAGGCTCGCTGTCGAAACAATTCCGTCATTTGCCCCCAGTACAGCTGCCCTCAGCCATCCCACTTTTTCGATACTATGTCGTTCAAGATGCATATATTTTTTCCTTCAAATACGCATACTCATCGGAATTACGGATAAATAGAAAATGCATTGACGGATAAATGCGCGGTTATAGTCTGTTTTAGCCAACCATTACAGGGCATCTTATCCATCATAAACCTACAGCACTATTCGGTAACGGGATTTTTCCTTTGGCTACGAACGGTGAGGAAGATATGCAGCAACCCCATCGCACCATGTGCCCAGAAATAGGTTTCAATAAATACAGTCAGAAACTTATGCACATGCAGGACGGTTTCTGTCAGCACAGGTGACGTGCCAAGAGCAGTATTGAGAGCAAACCAGAATCCACCACATAATGCAACGCCCAATAGTGCAAGTACACCAAGCCCCTGAACCAGAGCAGCAATCCCACCAGCATGAGCTTCAGGAAGACGGAATGATATCAGCATTTTGATATCTTCAACCACACCTCGAAAATCAAGGACCACCCAGGCAAAATAGTAACGAAATCCTCGTTGTGTCAGCATCCATGCAAGCATGACAAACCCAAGGACAATCAGTGATAACCCAGTGATAACATGGAACCATGTTACGAACCCAGTGAGAGTATAGTCACTAAGCGCATCGCTTTCGGTAAGGTTTGAATTAATAATCTGCAATAAAATCAATACAGCTACGATGATATGCAGCACACGTAGAAATGGTGTGTTTTTGTGAGGAAGAGCATTACGTAAATTTTCGTTCATAATTTAGCCACTTTTTTAAGGTTGGTTGACCACTCAATATTATGCCTTTTTATTAATGATAACCTTAACTTCTCAAAACCAAGATGCACTCAGTAATATCCAAACCATGTTCAAAGGCCCAGTACTCGACAGGTAAATTCAGGTTCCTGAGTGGTTCTTATCGTCGCCAGATAGCCACGAAACAACGCAATGCTGTACAGAATGCTTATATCTGAACGCTTGAAATTCCAAAAGCGACGTGGATCGTACGGCACTTAATCCGACGACCGATGAAGAGTGCAGCCATGACAAAATCCATTCACCAAGCCACATTAGGTGACGTCGGAAATGATCTTCTTACGGCAAAGCACATGGCTTAGAATCCCTGTTCCAGCCTCGAAGAGGATACTGATGATTTATTTGCCGGAAAAAAGCATCTCAATGAGGGTCTCATACCGATGATGAAGACATTACGGGCATCAGTGTGTTAATCAACGGGGAGCAGGTCATCATGACCAACAAACAAAACACAGACTGACGCGTGACCACCAAATATAATTTGGCCCCCTGAATCCACCCCGCGCAACACCAATAGGTACTTAACTTATGTTGAGGCAACAAACTAAAATATGTAGCATTGATAATGCATGTTTGTTACCCCAACATTTTTATATGTATTTTGCAGATAAGATAACGTTGTGAAATTTCCTCACCAGTGCATAGCTATCTGCTTGATTACAGGCACGTGTATCATGTCAGTTCAGGGATATCTTTCCAGCATATCTACCTTCACCGAATAATTCCCGGTCTCAGTCAACACCTAGTTTATTGTGGTATTTTCTCATCAGACTGCCTAGTTTCTGTGCTGCAATTTTCCCGGCGTCAAGACCTTCCTTCTCAGCGGTACTTTCAACGGCAGTTACCTCATCAATTAGAAGTGACATGCCTGCAACATACGTTTCCCTGTCATACCCTTCTACAGGGCTGTTCAGGATGGACTCTGCTGTTGCTTTCAGTTCCCGCATATCTTTCCTGAAGGATGTAACGTCCTCCTCCTTAAGTGCTGCGCGGTAGCTTTTATTCATCATCTTCATGGCATGTTCAACACCGTCAGAACCAGCCATTACACAGGGGGATAAAAGAAGGGTGGCTCCTATCACAACAGTACGCATAATTTTTCTCATAATAGCCTCCATATTGTTTACTCTCGTTTTCACAGTCAGAAGGGGTAATATTGCGCAAAAAAATAATCCCTTCCCAATCCTCTCAAAAAACAGCAGCATTCATATTATTTTTCAGGATTATTTGCCCCCGCAACCAGGACTATTATCACCTTTAAAATAAGGGTCAACATGTGTCATAACATTTAAAACATGATGATTATCTAAAACTGATTTCCTGGCCAAAACAGCAATGTCATGTCCTACTTCCACTGATAAATCACCATCAATTTCCAGATGAACATCAACCACAACAAGGTCCCCCATTTTTCTGGTCTTGAGGTCATGGATGCCTTCGACCCCAGGCGTGGACAATAATGTTGTTTTTATACTATTTTCAGTTTCAATATCCACGGCCCTGTCCATCAAGTCATGAAGCGAATCTGACATAAATGAATATCCCATTCTGGTCACAATCAGTCCCACAACCAGTGCAGCTACCGGATCAAGCAATTTAAACCCTGATAAACTACCAATAATACCAATAGCCACCACCAAAGATGAGGCGGCATCAGAGCGGGCATGCCAGGCATTGGCAACCAGCATAGTGGATTTTACTCGGGTTGCTACTGCCAGCATATAGCGAAAAAGAAGCTCTTTGATAACCAGTGCGGCTAAGGCCACCCACAGAGCAACAATATGTACCTGAGGAATATCATCTGGTTGTTGCATTTTATTTGCTGCTGACCATAACATCCCGATGCCAACAATGAATAAAATTGTCCCCAGAATTAATGATGCACCATTTTCATAACGATGATGCCCGTAGTGATGGTCATCATCGGGATTTTTTTTACTTTTATGATTAGCAATAAGCACCACAAAGTCTGAAACTAAATCAGACAGAGAATGGATACCATCCGCAATAAGCCCCTGAGATCCGGAAAATACGCCAGTAATCACTTGCCCGGATGTCAGAAAACAATTAACAAGCACACTAACCCATGTGCTTTTACGGGCCGCGAGGAAACGCTCATGAGAACTAATATCAATATCATCCGTAAGTTTGTTTACCTGCACCTGAAACTCCTAATAACAGCATCTACAGTTAATACTAAGCAGCCAATACTACCCGGCCAAGTTCAGTTTTGGTATATGAAATTTTGAGGTACTGTGGTGAAAATATAAAAATGGTGAGATTTATTCCTGTAAAGACCGCGCCATGGTGGCGATAACATCTATTTATCATAACGCCTGAACATTAATTTATTCTGAACAGAAGAGAGAAGAAAAGTTGACAGTTATCACAACTATACACTTACGCCCAGTGTGGATGGGTTCAACAAACTAAAATTGCAAACCCGATTAACTGAGGAATTGAGCGCTCTCGAAGAGGAGTTGCTTTCGGGTAGCTGTCAACCATTGCAAAATGGTAAACAACATCCTTTGGGTCCCCAACTGTGTGGCCACTGTAGTGACTGTGGTGGGTGATAGAACTGGTCACATTGATGCCAGACTTTTTCGTGCCGCATGTATGGCACACTGAATTTGATTAAGACCTGCTGAAATGAAACCGGAGTGCTTCAGCTACAGAAACTGACCAAATCGTATACCCCAAGCAAGATCTGAATACCATCCGAACAATATCTCTTTTAGGTATACCTGATAAAGACCATGATACAAAGTCTCAATAGGGTTGAATTTGACTCTATTGACAACAAAAACACGCACTGTATCATATAGGTATCCATTTAACACTCAAAAGAGAATGCATGATGAATGTTCGTATTTACTGCCGTGCATCTACCGAAGGCCAACATGCTGATCGTGCATTAGTTAGCCTGCGCGAATTTGCGCAAAGCAAAAACTGGCAAGTAGCCGGAGAATACATTGAAAATGCCAGTGGTGCGAAGCTGGAGCGTGTGGAACTGATGCATCTCCTTGAGGAAGCACAACCCGGCGATCTGCTTCTCATCGAATCGATTGACCGTCTCAGTCGTCTTCAACATGAAGAATGGGCTGAACTCAAAGCTACGCTGAACAGTAAAGGACTGGTTATTGTTTCGATGGATTTGCCAACAAGCTGGCAGATGGTTGAAATGTCCGGCAACGACCTTACCAGCGGCATTCTTCGGGCAGTCAATGCTATGCTGATCGATATCCTTGCGACAATGGCACGACAAGATTATGAAACCCGCCGTAAACGCCAGGCACAGGGGATCGAGAGAGCAAAACAGGCAGGTTTGTATACGGGAAAAGAGAAAGATATGGAAGCCCGTGAAGTGGTACGTGAAATGTTGGCACAGAACGTTAAACCAGCTCACATAATGAAAGCTGCTGATATCAGTCGTGCAACGTTCTACCGGATCAAAAAGGAATTGGTAATCTAGGGAAGGTGCGAACAAGTCCCTGATATGAAATCATGTTTGTCATCTGGAGCCATGGAACAGGATTCATCATGAGTCATCAACTTACCTTCGCCGACAGTGAATTCAGCACTAAGCGCCGTCAGACCAGAAAAGAGATTTTCCTCTCCCGCATGGAGCAGATTCTGCCATGGCAGAATATGACCGCTGTCATCGAGCCGTTTTAT